GTCATCACGAAAATAAGCATAAGCAAAGTCATGGGAATTATATCTTTTGTCCTCACCTTGCCTGTCTACTCCGTCAATATCTCCGTCAATTTTAAAGTCAAAATGTTTAGTTGTGTGTTCTTCTTTGCCTTCTTCATTTTTACCCATATACCCAAAATGAAAACAGCTATCAGGTGCGATAGTATCTACATTTTCATATTTGTTTTGTAAGTAATAAGCCTTATCCAAATCTTCCTGTGGATATTGCCTACGGACAATAGTTTCAGCAAGTGACCAAGTTTTATCTTGAAGTTCTTTGAAGCCAAATCTCAAATCATCAAACTTTCTTTTTTCTTGCGTGTCCTCTTGTTCTAGGTGTAATCTCATACGATTAGATATTTTATTTCTTAACTCGGTATTTAGTCGTATTCTTTTTTGTGGTTGTTGCATTTTTTGTCCTTTCATAAAAAATCAATTTAGCACTTGACATATTCTTTGTCAAGCATTACGTTGGATATGGATCTCGTTTAATGATTTTCCGATCCTAAAATTTGCCAAATCATTTGGGACATATCCCCGTCGTGATTAGGTAATTATTTATAATATACCCTGTAGCGATTGGGACTGATCCCAGATCCAATAGGTGCTAGTGTGATCAGCTAGTATGCTCACTTAAGAGAGCCGATCAATGACTGTTGGATCTGGGATCAGTAAGGAAAATAAAATATGGGGGAAACCAAAATAATCCCCAGGCTATATGAAAGCCGGGTCCATTGGTACTGATCCCTGATCCATTCTACCTATGCGCAAGGTACAGCAAACGGATGGATCTGGGATCAGGAAAATTCAACCTCTGGTTGAAGGCCCGGATTTTAATAAGCTGCAAGCTGCAAGCTTCAAGCTTGACAAGGGCTCTGGGATATAGTAGGATAAGATTTTAACTTTAATGAAAGGATATTATGATTAAATTTAGCGAACTTAAAAAAGGTGATCGCATTATGCACAGCCACCTGGGCACGAGCCCGGCGGTCTCTGGTGTAATCAAGGAATCCCCGAAGCAGGGCCGCGGCGTCAAGAGCACCATCCTGGTGGACGTCAAAGGATCTGAAGTTGGCATGTTCGATGAGATTGGATCGATTTATTCGAACCAGGTCATGGAAGTCGAGCGCGATGGCTCCTGGATCAGAGTGGACCAGAAGGAGCTCAACCCGATGGTCTGTTTTCCAAATTTTATGTTAAAGGCTCACGGAGCGTGAGCATCTCCTGGAATACTGGGCTCGCTGCAGAGCGAGCCCGATTCAACCTGAAGTTGAAAAAGAAAAAGAAAAAAAGAAAGAAGCGCCAAGCTGCAAGCTCCAAGCTTCAAGCTTGACAAGAAATAATAATAGGATATAGTAGGATATGTTAAAGAAAGAAGCGAAAGAAATAACCGGCGGACTATCATCACCAAGCAAGATGCCTGGACCGTCGTTCAACCTGCCCGCTGCCGCATGCCTAACAGGCGCCAAGCTGGCCATGGTCCCCGGTTCTACCTGCAGCGGATGCTACGCCTTGAAGGGTAGATACAGATTCCCGAATGTACAGGCAGCACTACAACGCCGCCTGGCCAAGCTCCACGATCCACGGTGGATAGAGTCTATGGTCACGCTCATTGGCAACGACCCCGTCATGCGCTGGCACGACTCTGGAGACATCCAAAGCGCTAAGCATCTGACAAATATTTTTGAAGTGTGCAAGCGCACGCCGGATACCATGCACTGGCTGCCAACCCGTGAAGCGCGGTTCTTGAGACTGATGGATCCTGACGTTGTTCCAAAGAATTTAAAAATAGTTTTATCCGATCATATGAATGATCAAGCGACGCCGCCGTCATGGTGGCCGTATACATCCGGTGTAACCACGGACCACGGATCAGTGACATGCCCGGCGTCTAAGCAGGGCAATAAATGCCTGGACTGCAGACAATGCTGGAGCCGCGACACTAAACGAGTTATATATGGTAAACACTAAACAAAAAGAAATTTTGAAAAAAATTAGAGCGCTGCCGCTGCGCAAGTACGGAAGCGCCAAGCATAAAAAATTAATTAAAGAATATATTAAACATGACCCTTACTTTCCACCATCCAAAATATTACGCAGCCCTCAGGGCTGAGAGAAGAAAGCTCCAAGCTGCAAGCCTCAAGCACCAAGCGATGAAAGCTCCAAGCAGCAAGCCTCAAGCCCCAAGCAGGAAGCTTCAAGCTCCAAGCCGCAAGCTACAAGCTCCATGATCCGTGAACCAGGAAACATTTGAATAAGTTTCGAGGACCTCGGACCACGGGCCTCGGCTATGATGAATGTGTTCTTCGGATGTGTTTTATGAAAAGCAATTTGATGGGGCGAAAATTTTAATTTATTCCCTCGGGTGACTTTTAATTCAACTGTAAAAAAGTGCCCATTAGTATTGTAGCCCAACAAATCAGGAGTACCAAGAGAGCTAAGGTTTTCAAGCCTTGTCCAAATAATTCCGGATGATTTCTTTCGAAGTTTTTGATATAATTTTGCCTCTGGACCCATGTCTTTATCGAGGTAACGACCTCGTGCATTAATAATCTTTTTGTAGCTTGTCTGGAAGAATTATTGAAGAAGGTTTTTGAGTTTTTAAAACTAATCTATGCGCTGTATGACCTTTGAAACCAACAATAGGAGCAGCATTCTCATGTACTTCCATTCTTCTCACATCATATAATGTACCATTAACTTCACAAAATATTACAGCATTCTTTACTGCATCTGATCCTTCCGTAAAGGAAGTAAGAAACTGTTGCATGTCTTGTACTCGCATTACAGTCCAGCCCTTCTAAGAATATCTTCACGATTTCTTATATGATCATTAATTTGTTGAGAGAGTTTTTTATTATCTGCTTGTAACTCAGTTACTTCTCTTTGAAGTTTACCATTATATCTTTGATGACTCTCATTAATTTCTAATGCATTAGCTAATGAAGAATCTAATTGTTTAACACGCGCTTGGAGCTCTCTCATCTGGGGAGAATTTGAACCTACAGCTTTCACAATAGATGTTTCCCCTTCAGCCTCGCGAATCTTTTTGTTTAGCTCAATTATTTTAGTTGAGAGTTCTTCTACAATTCTTTTATGTCCATCCAATTGATTCTTATCTTTTATCCATTGAGATTCTTTTTGCTTCCACTCCCAAATTTCTTTTCTATACTTTTCTATTAAAAGAGGTAATTCTTCTGTTTCTTTATATTCTGTCATAATTTACATTGACTTTATAGGATAGTTACCTTAAATTGTCAACTAAAACAAAGGAGAAAATATGGGTTGGAATGACCACGTCGACTGGGACGCAGAACGAATAAAAGAAATAAAAGCAGATAAAAAAGAAAGAGCTCAAATCATGAAAGACTATGGGGCTGACGAAGAAACCATTCAAGTAGATGTTTGGGATAAAGTAGATGTTCAATGTCAAGGAACCTGTCAAGGATGGCTGACGAAGGAAGAAGAAGAGTCAGGCAGAGATATGTGTATGCCTTGTGACTCTGAGGCAATGGATTAATGGGCGTACCAAAAAGATTAACTGAAATGCAGAAAAGATTCGCTGAGTTTATAGTATTTGGTGGACCTGAAGGACCAGTCTCACAGATGGAAGCAGCAAAACTTGCGGGCTACAGTCATAACAGGGCAAGACAAGAAGGATCAGAGCTTATGAATCCTAGACTGTCACCACTGGTAGCAAAATTTGTAGGTGAACTAAAAGAAGAAAGACTTAAGAAATTTGAAGTTAACTATGAAACCCACATAGCAGAGCTAGATAGAATTAAACAAATGGCTTTGAAGAAAGGAAGTTTTTCCTCAGCTGTAAACGCTGAAACCAATCGTGGCAAAGCAGCAGGATTATACATAGACAGAAAAATAATAAAACATGGGAAACTAGAAGAGCTAACAGAGGAACAACTAGAAGCCAAAATGAAACAAATTCTAACCGACTACGAACCTTTATTGAATGCGAAGATTGTTGAGGGAGAGGCAATTGAGTCACCTAAATCTTCTGAATCCTCTTCACACAAGCCAAAGGAATCATTGTCCGGTCCCCAAAAGTCAAAGAGCCATCATCCTCCCGATCATAAGAAGCAAAAAGCTTAACAGCATATTTATCTTTATTATATAACCAACCTTCATTAACAGGAAAAGCTAGTTTCATCTTGTTAAACTGTTTATCATCTGCCCAGCCACTGTCGCTTAAGATATCAGTCCATTCAACTCTGACCCTTGAATAAGGGATAACGTCGCTGACGTTTCGGTTTAAGCTTAATCTTCTTTTTGTTTTTCGTGGCATAGTAATATTTCGAGTTGTGCTTCTCATTGAATTTATCCCAAAAGCTCTCTTCTGTCATCTGTTAATAATCTATTTTTGCCTTATTTCACTCTTCCGATAGGTACACAGAAAATAGGAAATTCATTTCACC